AGACGGCTACAGATTTCGAGGTCGGGGCGTTGTACAACTTACGGGGCACGATAATTACTGGCATTGTGGTCAAGCATTGGGTCAGGATTTTGTAATGAACCCAGACTTGGTAGCAACCCCTATGTTTGCTTGTTTAAGTGCAGGATGGTTCTGGTCTACGCATGGATGCGGCAAGTTGGTAGATAACCAAGAACAACTCTGTAAAAGAGTTAACGGGGGGTTGATTGGCTTGCCTGACAGAATAGCTCAGACCAATAACGCACTTGCCGTTTTGACCTCCTAATGAGACAATCGCATCATGCCATTTACTAAAGTTACCCTTAAACCCGGAGTTAACCGAGAAAATACTCGTTATACCAACGAGGGTGGGTGGTATGAGTCTGACAAAGTACGTTTCCGTCAAGGCAGCCCAGAAAAAATTGGTGGTTGGACACAGTATTCAACATACACGTATCAAGGTGTTTGCAGGTCTTTGTGGAACTGGACTACGTTAAACAATCTTAATTTGGTTGGTGTTGGCACAAACTTAAAGTTTTACCTTACGTATTCTACAAACTACTTTGATATTACGCCTGTACGCCTAACAGTTACGCTTCCCAATAACCCACTCGCCACCAATACCGCAACCAATTCGGGGGGCAAAACAACAGTTACGGTAACTACTTCTGCTGTTAATGGAGCTTTGGTAGGAGATTTTGTAATCATTACAGGCGCAGCAGCCGTTGCTGGGGTAACTGTAAGTGGTGAATATCAAATACAAAGTACTCCCACCACAACTACATTTACCATTTTAGTAACTGGTACAGCCTCATCTACTACAACAGGTGGAGGTGCATCTGCCCAAGCAGCATTTCAAGTTAATATAGGAAATGCCATCCAATCTCCTTTTAGTGGATGGGGCGCAGGTACTTGGGGTACTGGCACATGGGGTAATGGACAAGTTGTTAAAACAAGTTTACAGATTTGGAACCAATATAACTTTGGTCAAAACTTAATATTTGGGCCTCGTGGGGGCGGACTATATTACTGGGATGCCAATACAACTGTAAACAGTCGAGGCGTTGCGCTTAATTACGGTGGTACAGTAACAATTACCATTGCTGCTCCAGCAGTTATTACATCTGGATATTCATTACCTAACGGCAGTTCTGTATCTTTTTCAACAACAGGTGCGCTACCTACGGGGCTTGTTGCGGGCACTACTTACTATGTAGTCAATACATCAGGTGTCACATTTAATGTGGCTGCAACACAAGGCGGTAGCCCAATTACCACCAGTGGTACGCAATCTGGTACGCAAACATTGACTTTGGGTGACGTACCTTTAGTTCAAAATTACCTGCTTGTTTCAGATGCATCTAGATTTACTATTACATTTGGTGTAAATGATTACGGATCTTCAACTCAAGATCCTATGTTGATTAGATGGTCAGATCAAGAAAATCCTTTTGTGTGGTATCCAAATATTACCAATCAAGCGGGTAGTGTGCGCTTATCTCACGGATCCCAAATCATAACCGCTATTCAGACACGTCAAGAGATATTTACGCTTACTGATTCCTCTTGTTATTCTTTACAATATCTTGGCCCTCCTTATGTTTGGGGTACACAACTTTTAGCGGATAACATTTCAATCATTGGCCCCAATGCAGCTATCCTTGCATCTGGTGTTGTATATTGGATGGGTATTGACAAGTTCTATAAATATGATGGACGGGTTCAAACATTAAATTGCGATTTGCGCCGTTATGTATTTAACGATATTAGCCAATTGCAAAACCAACAAGTTTACGCAGGGACTATTGAAGCTTTTAATGAAGTCTGGTGGTTCTATTGTTCTGCCAATAGTAATTTGGTAGACAAGTACGTATCTTATAACTACCTTGAAAATACATGGGTATACGGCACAATGGTTAGAACTGCATGGTTAGATTCTGGCCTACAGCAAAACCCTATTGGTGCTTTTTATAATCCAAATACAGTAACTGGTAATTTGTTATCCCATGAAAATGGTGTGGATGATTTGACTACTGGTACGGCTGCTCCAATTGATGCGTATATATCTTCTTCCGAGTTTGATATTGGGGATGGGGATCACTTTGCGTTTGTGGATCGCATACTGCCTGACGTGACATTTGATGGGTCTACAAGCGGCACAAACCCACAAACCACAATGACGCTATATTCCCTAAACAACTCAGGTTCTGGATACGACCAAACCTATAGCAATAATGTTAACTATATTGCTAGCGCACCTATCGAACAGTTTACTGGGCAGGTCTACTTGCGTGTTCGTGGTCGCCAGATGATTCTAAAGATGGAGTCTAATAAGGTTGGTACGACATGGCAAATGGGTTCGCCTAGGTTTAATATTCGCCCAGATGGACGCAGATAATGGCAACTAAACCCATTAACCCCGCACCACCCAACTTGCCGTTGGCGCCAGTTCAATACGAAGCGCAGTATGGGGATAAGCTAACTAATGTTTTACGGTTATTTTTTAACCAATTAAATTCTGTTTTAAGTATATTAACTAATTCGTATATTACAAACACGACTATTTATACGGTAGCGACATTACCCACTGCTTCAATTTCAAATATTGGGGCTAGAACTTTTGTGTCAGATTCATCAACTACAACTTTTGGTGCAACCGTGTCTGGCGGGGGTTCGAATATAGTGCCAGTATACTCAAATGGTACTAGCTGGAATGTAGGTTAAATGGTAAACTTATATGGTATAAGGGGAATAATATGGCAGATGGCGGACTTATAGAGGGCGCTTTACTCAATTCAGTTTTGACCGGAGCTGCGGTAGGCGGAGGCGCATCCATGCTTACTGGTCGTGACCCATTAAAAGGCGCATTGATGGGCGGCATAACTGGTGGTGCATTCAACGGTATTAGCGGAATGATGCCCGGCGCAGAAGAAGCAACAACTGCGGTTACCCCACCGCCAGCCCCAACTGTTCCGGCGGTTAACCCAGAAGCTATTGGTGGTTTTGGTGGAGTTTATCCCGCACAAGTTGGTGACTTTTCGCCTACTATGCTTCCGTCTGGCGCTGGTGCTGCTGCCCCTGTTACTGCTGGTGCTGGTACTGGCGGTTCGGGTATCGGGGACTGGTGGAATTCTTTAAGTACAGGCAAGCAAGCTTTATATGGTGGTGGTGCAGGGCTTGGTGCTTTGATGCTTGCAGAACGTAAAAAATATGGCGTTCCCGGAAAAGAAAAATATACAGGCCCACTAAGTCAATTTAGGTATGACCCATCTACATATGTACCCTATAGAATGGCTGAAGGAGGTATTGCGTCTTTACGATCTGGCGGAGAACCCAGTCTAGGCAGTTATTCTGATGGTGGGCATTTACTCAAAGGGCCGGGGGACGGCATGTCGGATAACATCCCCGCAAAAATAGGAAATAAGCAACCTGCTCGCCTAGCAGACGGAGAGTTTGTAGTTCCCGCTGACGTTGTTTCTCACTTGGGTAATGGGTCTACCGATGCTGGTGCAAAACAGTTGTACAGAATGATGAGCAAAGTACGCAAGGCACGTACGGGTAATCCCCAACAAGGTAAGCAAATTAATCCACGCAAATACGTGCCAGTTTAAGGAGATCCTATGGCAACCACATCAACATCTAGTGATCCATTATTAGCGGCATATACGGCTGGAGATTATGCAGGGGCGAATAAATTAGCCGGAACGCAAGGGTTATCCGCTGCGGATATTATCAATAAATATGGATTAAGTCCTACCGATCAAGCTAATGTTGCCAGCAATACTGGTATTGGCACAAACTTACAAAGCTTTACGCCCGGCCCTTATATTCCAACTCGATACAAACCTACCTATGACAATCCATATGGTAATGGTATAGCTTCATTATTTGGACGTGGTTATAGTGGTATGTTTGGGCCAAGCGACCAAAATGGTGGCGCTGCTGGTGGGTATGGTGGTGGCTACAATAATACTGGTATATCAACTTTACCTACATTGCCCACAAATACTGACGGAACAACTACAGGTGCTGGGCTAACAGGATTTACTAATTATTTTACCCCAACAACATATCCAACCAATACAACTGGTACAACTACTGGCGGTACTAAAACTACGAGTACATCAACTTTACCTACATTGCCCACGAACACAACTGGTACGACTAGTACAACTGGTACTAAAACTACGGGTACGACTGGTACTACTGGTACAACTGGTACTACTGGTACGACTGGTACTAAAACTACGGGTACGACTGGTACAACCACAACGGCAGCCGATCCTATATTAGCTGCGTACCAAGCAGGTAACTATACTTTAGCTCAACAATTAATTAACCAACAACATTTGAACCCACAAGATATTGTTACTAAATATGGTTTGGGTCAAGCTGATGCCGCAACTGTAGCTAAAAATCTTGGATACACAGGTGATCTTAGCGGGTTAAATTATGGGGCGGCTAGTACCCCAGTAACTACTAATGTAGCTAATACTTCAACAAATACTGGTATAACTAGTTTACCCGCTGCAAGCAACACAAACACATCCGT